CGGCCTCCTCGCGCAAGGACTCCACGGCCGTTTGCTGCGCCCTGCGCTCGGCCTCCTCTTCGGTCTTGCGCGTCCAGGCCTCCACCGCCTGCGCCACCGCCATCCCGACCGCCACGGCGATCACGCCCGCCGTCCCTGCGCCGGCCAGGCCGACGCCCAACCGGCCACCCAGCATGGCGCCGCCCATCTGCATGGCCGCCATGGCCATATTGAGCTGCGAGAGCTGCCTCATCGCCCGCGCGCCTTCTCGGGTCATGTCGCTCATGCCGGTGGTCAGGGCGTTCAACACCGGCAGCAGCCCGTACTGGGCGGCCCGCACCAGCCGGGTCTGCGCCCGCTCCAGCCGGATCTCCGCTGCCTCTCGCTGCCGGGCCAGGCGGATATCCCGTTCGCGGCGCCTCTGCTCCTCCTCCCGGACGATCTCCCAGGCCTGATCGATCGGGATGCCCTCGCGGCGTGACGGGCGGTCAACACTCCTGCGCAGCCGCTCCAGATAGGCATCCGCGCGCCGGCGGTACTCCTCCTCCGTCTCCACGGCACGCCGCCGGGGCCGCGTCGCGCGCTCCATGTCGCGCTCCAGCCGCTCCAGCTCCGCGCGCGCCTGCGAGGCGTCCATGCGCGCGCGCATGCTGATCTCGATGCTGCGCGTGTTACCCTGCGGAGGCATCCGCGGCCATCTCCTCCAGTTGCAGCTCGTAGGCGGCGAGAAGCTCGAGCATCGCCCATTTCGGCAGGGGCGCAAATGCCGGATGCGTCCCGAGCCACCGCCCGCTCATCTCAACCAGGCGCCGGTCGAGCGGCACGGCCCAGTACTGCCGGCCGTCTCTGGTCACGGCCCGCCGGCGCCATCCGCTTTTAGGCGGTCCAGCTCCTCGGCATCCAGGCCGTCCAGCCGGCAGATCGCGTCCACCACCGAAAACCAGAGGCTCGCGTCCTTCTCGGCTAGCTCCACCCAGCGCGCGAACTCCATCTTCGGCTCGGACACCCGGTGCTCCATCACGGTGCTCCAGAACACGAGCGTCCGGTCCGGCCGCACCGTCCTGCCGCCCGGCAGCTCCAGGTCGTTTGCCGCGAAATAGCGCGTCCGCGCGTCCGCCTCCGTTGAAATGGGCGCCCTGATGCTATAGCTCGTAGCCGGACGGATCCGGATCGAGTACTCCCGTCCTGGCGCCCGGATCACGGCCTCGACCGGCTCATCCGCATACTCAAGCGCATCCAGCGCTTCGGGTGTCAGGCGGTCAGCCATCAGCTTGTGCCCCAGGTCACAGCGCCCTGAATCTGCGCCTCAAGCGTCAGGGTCGGCTGATCGGTCGCGTTGTAGGACCACCGTGTGACGAGGCATTTGCCGCTCATTGTCTTCCCGCCCGTTTTGCCGGTCGGCTTGAAGGTAAAGGCGAACTCCCCGGCCTCCGCCACCAGGTTGAGCGCGTCCAGCGTGGCGACCTCCGGCAGGCAGGTGGCCGTGATGGTGCCGTACTTCCGGACGCCGAGCGGCCACTCGGTGTCGTCGTTGATGGCCGTGTTGTCCACGGTTCGCATGCCGATCTCCACGGTGGCCTCCCGCACCACGGCGGCCAGCTGGTGGGTGCCGATCGTGAGAATCGCGAGCTCCCCTACGATCCTGTCTTTCGCTGCCATGTCAGCTCCTCGGTGCTATCTGTGTGATCGTTATCTCAAAGCGCGCCAGATGCGCCGTCAGCATGTCGTCGCCGCGGCGCACCAGCACGAAACCAGTCTCGCCCCCGTCCACGCTCAGCAGGCTTGCCTCCCAGACCGCGCCGTCCAGGTTCGCCTCATCGCGGAACTTGGTGAGGACCGCGTCCACGAGCGCCTCGAATCGCGGCTCGCTCTCGCGCCCGGGATCGATGGACCAGGGCATTTTCAGCTCCAGGACGTACCTGCTGGTCTGGATGGCCTCTGGGCCCTGAAAGTCGTTGATGGCCCGGTCCGGCCAGGCCTCGGAAACGCTTGCGCGCCGGATGTTCCACCAGGGGCGCCCGGCGGCCCGCCGCGCATTCATCCAGGCGGGGGTCCGGCCCCACACATCCATCCAGTCGCCCGCGCCCGGGATTGACAGGACCATATCGCGGATCAGCGCCCGGATCTGGCTGTCACTCTTGAACGTGGGATCGCCGAAGGGCATCTCAGACGCCTCCGGAGATCAGGCGCGCCAGCCGGTCCGCCGCCTCGCGGAAAGCGCGCTCGATGAGGGGCTGTGCCAGTGAGAGGCTGCGCTGCGCGAACTCCTGCGCCCTTGTGCCCCGGCGGGCGATCGCAACCTGGATCCGGCGCGCCACCCCGTAGGATTCCCCGGGCGGCACATGCAGCTTTCGCTCGGCCCAGTGCACCAGCGGGCCGATCGGCGGCCAGTGCGGCCGGCTCCCGTATTCGACCACCGGGGCGTAACCGGCCTGCCACCAGACATAACCGCTGACGTCCACCGGCTCCTGCGACTGCACGCTCACCTGTGCGCCGATTGTGTCGCGTAGAAAACCCGTCGCGCCGACCGGGGTCTGCTCAAAGGCGACGGTCCGCAGCTGCTCGGTCGCCTTCGCCATGGCCTGCTCCACGATCCGCGCCGCCAGCGGTCCCATTCCGGCACGAAGGCGCGCGAGAAAACCATTCAGTTGGGAGAGCGAGCCTGATTCAGCCTCCATATGAAGCGCGTACGGCGCGCCGGTGTCCTGCCAGATCCTCACAGCTGCGGCCACCCCCAGTCCGTATGGCGCGCCGCGGGGGAATGGGTGGCGTTGCCCTGCGCGTCCGCACCTGCCCCCGCAATCGCAAGCCCCCTGCGCCGCAGGTGGGCGGAGAGTTCGCGCCAGACGTCGGCCTTCTCGCGGTAGTTCACGCTGTCGGCCGGGATGGCGGGCGCGTTGCTACGTCCGAAGCGCGCCGCCACGGCCTGCGCCACAAGCGATGCCGCCAGATGCGCCGCAGCCTCTGCCAGGCTGTTTGGAATCGAGCCCTGGGTCCAGGGCAGGGTGAAGGTCAGCACGGCGCGATCCCCGGGCCCGTAGGGCCTGCCGAGGATCCGCCACCCGTCCGGGCCTGTGAGCAGGCTCGAGGCGCCGAGCAGCCGCGGCCTGCGGCTGCCTGGAGGAAACTCGACACTCAGGATGCTGCTGATCCCTGAATCCCAGCCGGGCGGATAGGGCTGGTCCGGCCCCGCCTCCAGCTCCAGCTCTGCCCGGGCCACGCGCGGCCGCAGGCGGGAGAGCTCCAGGAGCGCCCCGGCCACGCTCGCCGCGTACACCTCCGCGCTTGCCAGACGCTCCGCCTCCTCGCCTGCCTCGTCTGAGAGAATCTGCCGCGCCCTGAGAGCGATGTCCATCTCAGCCCCGCCGCAACCAGATTACCACCGACCCGGACCCGACCTGCTCCACGTACAGCCCGTTTTGCAGCCGCGCGCCCCCGGGCGGGAACGTCTGAATGAATAGGCCGCTTTGGCCGGGCGCGATATTGAGATCCAACAACAGCTGGCCGGTCGGTCCAGTCCCGTCCCAGATGGAAAAGCTCATTGAGCCCATGATACCCACCGGGGTGATGCCGGCCACCACGCAGGGGCCGGTGTGCACCGTCCCGCTGTCGTTGACAAGTGTGTAGTCCCAACTTGCGTCCAGCCGGCCCTGGGGGTCGGCCCGCAGAGCCGCAGGCGTCCCTCTCGGCGTCTCGGCAAATGTCAGGCTCATGTCTTGCTCCTGTTCACTCCAATCCCGGCGGCACCGCCAGCAGGCTGCACCGGCAGTTCACCGACTCCTCCGGCGGCAGCGCCGGATCCACCGGGTGCTGGCAGGGGTGACCGCCCACGTAAAACGGCTCGTTCACCGGCACCGGCGGCTGCAGCCCGGCCTCCACGTGCGTCGGCCGCACGCGGTCGTCCCCGGCCGTGCCCCAGCGCTTCTTCCAAATCTCCCCCGGCGGCGCCTCCCGCTGATACTGCAGCACCCGCAGCCAGGCCGCGCGGTTGGCGACCCGGTTCGTCTCGGTGCGCACGATCGCCTCGGCCCGGTGGAATTTCGACGCAAATGTCAGCTTGCGGAAGTCTTCGCTCGCCACCTCTCGCATGGTCTCAAAGAGGCTGCGGCCGGTGATGAAGCCCGCGCGGATGGTGTTCCGGATGCCTGTGCGGACGGGCTCCATTATGTCGCGCTTCACCAGATCCAGGGTGAAGTCCGCCCACAGGTCCAGGTACAGCTCCCCGGGCAGCTCCCGGCGCATCACCGGGATGTCCCGGGCGTACCGGTCCACGGCGCGGTCCACGCGCTCAAGGCCGGAGCGCGCGGCCTCATCCAGCATGGTGCCCGCGGAGGCCTGCAGGCGCTGCTCTACCTGGTCCAGCGCCGCGTCGATCCTTCGCAGCACGCTGTCCAGCCGCCCGCGCGTCCACTCGCCCCGCGTGGCCAGAAGCTCCCGCAGCGCAAGCGCCCGGGCCTCCTCCAGCTCCCGGCGCAGTGCCTCCAGGTGGCGCGCGCTCAGGCGCTCCATCTCGCGCTCGGCGCGGGATAGCTCCTTCTCCCACCACGGGCTGCCGCGCACGTTTCACCGCCTCCGGCCCGGACTGCTGTGCCCCGGGCTATGCAGGCGGGCCGGGTGCTCCCCGGCCCGCCTCACTTCCGCTTCCTGCCGGCGCCCTGCGCCGCGGGCGCGGCCCGGTCCTCCTGGCTTACCGCCCCTTCCGGATCCTCCGCCCGCGCCTGCTCGAGCACCGCCGCGTAAGGCCAGTCATCGTCCTCTGTCTCCCGGATCTCCACCAGGTCCAGCCCGTCGGCCTGGTGCAGCTCAATCCACTGCTCCAGCGCCTGGCGGTTCCCGGCCCGGATTACACGCCGCTCAGACATAGCGGAACCGGACATGGCCGCCCGCGTTCGTCCACGTGCCGCCGGTACCCACCCGCTCCGCCTCGACGATCAGCAGGTCGCCGGGCTGGAACGTGGCACCCGCGCCGCTGCAGGCGATCGAAACGTCGTCGTCCTTGGCCACGTTCACCCCGGACGTGAAGTTCAGGTTCCCGATCAGGGTGTTCCCCGAACCGGTCGGACCCCCGTTCCGGATATTCAGGTTGATGCGGTTCGTATTGTCGCCAGTAACCGCCGCACCGGCGATCAAGTTCACTCTCTCTACTACCACCTGGGCCGGGGCAATCCACACGGCCGCCCGGTCCGTGCTCGAGGTCGCGGTCAGCGTCCGGACGAAGATGGGATCCACGTGGGTGCCCGGCACATAGCCGACATGGCCAACCGTTGCCTTGCTCATGGTTTCCTCCTGTGTCTCATTCCTGTTTCAATCCTCACCGGCCTGGAAATGCCGGTGCAGGCCCGTTAGACTACGCTGCGATCCCAGGACAGCGGCTCCTCAACGGCGATGCCGTAGATGAAGCGCACCTTGTAGGTCAACGCGTCCGTCTCGAACTCGTCCTTGGTGAATAGCTCCGGCTGCTGGCGCCCCTGATAGAAGCCCACCTCGAGCGTCGGCGCGCTCGCGGGATCCGCGCACAGATACCAGTCGTTCGGGTCCGTCCAGAAGGGCACCACGAGCACCTGATAGGCGTTCCGGTGCCAGTTCGGCTCCGTTGCGTTGAAGTTCGCGGCCTGGACCAGCACCTGGCTGTTGGTCAGCCGCCATGCCGTCTCTTCCAGGTCCGGGGGAACGATCAGCAGGCGCGGGATGATCGTCCCCGCATCCATCCTCTGGCCGCCGACGGTGTTCCCGAAGGTCGCGCGCTTGAGCATGTTCAGCCGGCGCGCGCTCAAGGACGCACTCGAGAGTGCCACGTTGCCCTGGTTGCCGCTGCCGCTGGTGGAGCCGTCCCCGCCCCGGAGCGTGCTCGAAGGATGGAAGAGCGTCACGTTGTCCCCCATCGTCGGGTTGGAGGTCAGGACCCCGAACACATCCCGGTTCAGGGTCTGGCGCGCGGCGCGGCCCATGGCCACCGGGATGCTGCGGATGGCCCGCAGGTCGTCGTTTGCGATCGTCTCGAGCGTGATGGTGAACAGCCCGCCACGCTTGCCGAGCGTGTAGCTCTCGCCCCCGTCCACGGGGTTGGCGAGCGGGTGATAGGTGCCATTCTCAGGCACCACCGGCAGCACCCCGAAGCCGCCGTATTTCACCAGGTACTGCGGCCGGAAGTCGGTCACGCTGGAGATGGTGCTCGCGATCTGGCGCCACTCCTGATCGGCGTCCGGCCGGCTGAATTCGGCGATGAGCCGCTTATGGAGCCGGTCCGCGAACACCGCGGCCCAGGTGGATGTGACGAGCGCCTCCACGCTGCGCTCGCTGTCGTATCCGCCGCCGTGCGTGTCCCGCAGGATCTCAATGGGCGGCGTGAGCCAGTCCTTACCGGTCCACCGGCAATACGCCTCGCGGAAGCTGCGGAACGGCGGCACGCCGTCCACCGGCTGGCCGGCAAGCATCCCGTCGATCGCCGCGATCATGCGGTCGCGCGCATCCTGCGTCACCCGCGCGCCCAGGCCGGTCACGCGCGCGCTCTGTGCGGCCTCGTCCAGCGCCTCCTTCACGCCCCGGATGCGCCGGTCCAGCTCGCCGGGCTCGAAGACGCGCCCGGCGAACTCGCTGCGCACCAGCTCCGCCGCCTTGGCCGGCAGCCGCGCCTCGGCAAGCCGCGCCTCGAGCAGCACGCCGCAGCGCTCGCGCCTGGCCTCCTCCAGCAGGGCGCGCACCACATCCGCACCGTCAGTTTCAGCGGAGCGTCCATCGTCGCCGTTGTCCTCAGACCCGCCGGACGCATCGCTAGCCTGCGCCGATGAGTCCAGCTCCCGCGCCAGCGCTTCCAGCGCCTCCGCGAGCGCAGGATGCCTGGACGCCAGCTCCTCTGCCGTCAGGTCCTCTGCGTTTTCCACGCTCGCCTCGACCAGCCTCCAGAGGGCCGGCCGGGCTTTGATGTCCTCCATCGTCAGATTCATCTTTACCTCCCGGTATGAGGTCCACCACGGGTCCGTGGTGGACTCGAAGAGCCGGCCGCCAGCGGCCGGCTGCACCACGATATCCACGCTGTTTCCGGGGTCGGCGACGAGCGCCTCCACTTCCCGGATCAGCTGCCCGTTCTCGCGCACCACGCGGGGTTTGGCAGCCAGATCGATGGACACACCGATCAGCTCGCCCGCCTCGCGCGCCGCCCGCAGCACGGGCAGGTAGTGCTCGAACACGTGCAGGTCTCCCCGCACCGCGCCGTCCGCGTACCGGACATTGCGCCATGTGCCTGCCAGGTTGCGCGGGTCGCTCCGCCCGGTCAAGTCTCCCGAGCGGTAGTGGCCGCTTCTCGCCGGCAGGCCCTCCATGATGTGGCAGTCGCGCGCCAGGACCTCTTCGCGGTAGCGATTGCGGTTCCGGCTCAGGCCCGCGCGGATCAGCACCGCGCCGGGCACGATGCGCTGCTCCTCGTCGAATGCGGCGGCCTCGATCGCCGCCGCCTCCCGGATCGTCACAGTCTCCGTCACTGCTCTACCTCCATCGCCGGGAGCTCAGGCGGCCGCCATGCCGCATAGACGGCCGCCTGGTCCCGCCTGCGCTCCCCGGCGATCAAATCGTCCAGATTGTCCGGCACCGGCACGCCGGCCGCGTTGTGCACCAGCTGCCTGGCCGTCTCGCGCGACATCAGCTCACCCGCCATCGCCAGCTGCGCCGCCTGCACCATGCGCAGCGTCGCGTCCGCGGTGCGGGTGTTGTCACTCCGCGACAGATCGGGTGCCGCGATGTCCACGGCCTCGATCTCATCTGGCGCCGCCCGCACCATGCCCGCTGCGGCCAGAAGATACCCCTGGATCTGCAGCAGCGGCCGCACCACGCCGTCAAACCACTGCGTCTGCAGCACCTCCAGGTCGCGGATCACAGGCTCGGAGGCGCTGTCCGCGGTGGTGCGGTTCACGTCATCAGCCGCCCCCACCCAGTGCTCCGGGAACCCGGCGCCAAGCGCGATGTATTTCAGCACCGCCAGATAGTCGCTCCGGGCATCGCTTGCGTGCATCGAGGGCACCACGGCCTCCCAGCTCTCGCTTTCGTTGACCACCTGCACGCTGCCCGGGCGCGGAGGGCTCTGGCCGATCTCCATGGCGCGCCGCGCCACGTCCGCCTCGCTGCCGCTGACGCGCACCTGCCAGATGAATGCCTTGGTCAGGCTGTTCAGCATCATGCGGTCGTTCAGGAACTGCTCCGCCCGGTGGATCCAGTAAAACATCGTCTCAAGCACACTGCGCCCGCGCCCCACCATACCGGCCTGGAGCGGGAAGTACAGCAGCCAGCGCGCCTCCTGGTGCGGCATATCCCCGCGGCGCAGGGCCTCGACGACGGGCGGCGAGTTCAGGATCATCCACACCCGGTCACCCTCTGGCCGGGACTCGGTCACGCTCGTGGCGATCCGCGCATTCTCCGGGTCGGTCTCCACCGCGCTGATCTGCGAAGGGTGGAGGTATCCGATCCGCATGCGCCCTGTCTGGGGCGCGATAAAGGCCGGCAGGAACAGCTCCCCCAGGGCCAGCCACTCCCGGCACAGCCGCACGTAGTCGCGCTCCAGCCCGTTCACCGGATCACGCCAGAACGCCGCCAGCTCCTCGTGCAGCTCCTGATTCGGGCTCGAGAACTGCAGCACGCTGCCGCAGATGTGGGCCGCCATAGTCCGGATGATCTTCACCGCCAGCGGGCTCGTGCCGGTGAAGTGCATGGCCAGGCGGAGCATCAGGCTGTGCTCGGCCGGATCCAGTGTGGGCTGACCTGAGAGGCTCGAGATGCGCTTCCAGCCGCGTTCCTCTTCCAGAAGGTCCTGGATGCCGTCCCACTGCCCTTCCAGCGCGCGCGCGTACAGGCGCTCCACGCGGTCCACCGGCGCGCCCTCAGGCTCCACAGCGCGCACCGGCCATGGCCATCGCAGGATGTCCCTCAGTGCCATGCGTCTTTGTCCGTTGCGGCGTACCAGCCGCGTTCCTCCACGGTTGCCGATGCCGGCGGGCGCAGTCTGGCAAGCGCGGCCCAGGCAGTGCTCACCGCGTCCACCTGGTCATCGTGCTGGGCCTGCGGAAACGCCACCAGCTCCGCGACAAACTCCTGATTCCAGGAAGCGCGCACGAGATGGATCGGCCTGCCGCTCCAGGCAAGCGCACGCGCCACCTTGTCCCGGTCCGCCTCGATTCCGCGGATGGCCAGGGCGTTGAAGCGCGGGTCTGCAAGCAGCTGCTGCACCGCGGCCAGCTGAAAGCCGGCCCGCTCAATGGCCCAGACGGTCCCCGGCTCAAGCTGCGCGAGCGCCGCCATGTCCCGCACCGTCTCCGGCCAGGACTGGCGGCGCCGGTAGATGTCGAGCACCCAGAGCCGGTTCTCCGCGTCGATGCCGCACAGGGCGCCGACGGTCCAGTCGGCCGTAGTCCGCGATGATGCCGCAAGGTCCCAGCCCCGGGCCAGGCGCAGATGCGCCGGGGCGCGGTCCTCGATTTTGACATCCGCGAGCCGGAAGATACTGCCCTCCGGCGGGGCGGGCCGCCCCTGATACAGCGCCTCCCAGTCCCGCGGGCCGACGTTTGCCCTGATGCGCTCCAGCTCCTCCAGCGGATAACGCTCCGGCCAGAGCGGGCGGCCATTCCCATCGATGGCGGGCATGTGGATGATCGTCCACTCATCCGCCCGGGCGTCCGTGCCCTGTGCCGCAAGCAGCCGCCCGCTCAGGTCGTCTTCGTGCCATCGCGTCTGGATCAAAACGATTGCTCCGTTCTCCTCCAGCCGGGTGTAGGCTGTGCTCGTGTACCAGTCCCAGACGCTCTGCCGTATGGTCTGGCTGTCAGCCTCTTCCCGGTTCTTCAGGGGGTCATCGATGATCAGCAGGTTCGCCCCGTGCCCGGTCAAAGGCCCGCCCACGCCGGCGGCCTTCAGTCCTCCTCTGCGTCCGGCGATATCCCATGAATCCACGGCCCGGCTGTCCGGGCACAGCCCGATTCCCGGAAAGATGCACCGGAACTGCGGACCCTCGATGGTCGCCCGCACGAAGCGGGAAAACCGCTGAGCCAGGTCCGCCCCGTAGGCAGCCAGCACCACGCGCCGGTCCGGGTTGCGGCCCAGGTACCAGGCCGGGAAACGGATGCTCGCCAGCTCGCTCTTGCCGTGGCGCGGCGGCATCCAGACCATCAGGCGGCGGATCTCCCCGCGCTCCACGGCCTCCAGCGCCTCGGCCAGGCGCGCCAGATGCGGCGCGGGCCGGTAGCCCGGCAGAGTCACGCAGGCAAACGGGATCAGGCGCTGGCGGGCGAGGGCGAGCACCGCCCGCCGTGCGTCATTGAGGCTGCGCTCCGGGCTCCGCTCCGGGCTCCGCTTCGCGCTGCTCCAGCCAGCGCGCCACCGCGATGATGCTGCCGGTATCGATGGCATGTGCTATCTCAACCGGGCCGCCCTCGGGCCCGGAAACCTCGATGCGCTGACGGCCCAGATTGCCCCATACCTCCGGCCGTTTCGCCTGCAGCCACCGCAGGGGGTCGCGCTCGTAGACCGCTTGCTCCGCACTTTTCACCGCCCAGGCGTCGGCCTCATGGACCCGGGCGCGAAAGTCTGCGTGTCTGGCCATCCAGCGGCGCAGGGTGCTCTCGGCGATGCCGGCTGCACCGGCCGCCTCCTCGCGCGAGGACCCGCGCCGGATGTCCGCGATGATCCGGTCCGCGATCTCCGGGTTGTATTTCGTCGGGCGTCCGCGCGGCATGTTTCAATCCTCACCGGCCTGGTGGCCGGCCAGAGCGGAAAAAGGGCCCACCGGTCTGGCGGGCCCCCAGAGAAAGGGAAAGGAGGGTGTTCGGTCTGGTCCGCTCTGCTTGCTGCCTGTATATGTACTCGCTGCAAAAATGTCTGACAACCTTACCGTTCGGCGAGCAGCATCAAAATTTCCCAGAGATTTTCCGTCGGCAGCGCCGCCAGACGCTGGCGGCGCAGGTCAGCTGTCAGGGTCAGGAGATGGTTCACGTAGTCCCTGGCGTCCGCGTCCCAGGACCCGGACGTCATGCCGTCTAACGCGGCGGCGAATTGGAACGCCTGATCCGGATCCTGCACGCGGTAGGCCAGGGCCCGGATGATCTCTCCCCAGGATGAGCCCGGGAACCGGGCGCGCTCGCCGGCTCTGCGGGCCGCCTCGAGCCGCGCGTAGATGTCAGCGAGCAGCGCCGCGCGCTCTGACGCCAAGGGATTCCTCCAGAATGGCCCGCGCCTCCGCGGACAGGCTTGCGCCCCGGCGGGCGGCTGCTTGCGCCAGGGCAGACAGCGTTTCCCCCGATAGGCGGATGCTCAGGCGGGAGTCCATCGGGTGAGTCCGGGGGCGCGCTCGCTCCGCCAGGCGCCCGTCCTGCCTGCGCAGCCGCCTGAATTCATCGCGCACATCGCACCAGGCCCGCCGGAGGATGTAGCGGCGCAGGAGCGGCTCCGGCAGGTGGCCGTGCTCTCTCAACTCCTGTGCGACGGCGAGGCGCGCCACCTGTGCCAGGTCGTCCGCATGCCCGGTCCACCCGTAGCGCGCCCCTATGGCGCGCTCCAGGTAGTCTGCCAGGTGTGCGGCGAACTCAGCGTTTCCGGGCTGCGCGGGCTGCCTCGAGCTTTGCAACGAACTCTTCACGCTCGGCCTTCTCTGCCTCATCAATCAGGGCCACCGCGCGCGACACGTCCAGCCCGATGGCCTCCAGGAAGTGCGCCATCGCCGCTATCATCTGCGGCGATGGTTTGGTTCGCGGCTCCGGCGGCGGTCCTGCCGCAGCGCGCCGGCTGTTCAGAACCCCCCTCCAGCGCGATAGGCACTGGCGCGAGCAGGTCCGCCGGTAGCGCGGTGCCGGTGAACCGCAGACGGGGCACGAACCGCCCACATTATGAATGCCCGAACGGGTCATCGCCTCCTCCTTCGTCCCGTGCTCCGGGCCGGTCGAGGGCTTGAAGGGTGTCGGCCACAACCTCTGCGACGCGCCTCTTGCCCCCGTCCTGCCCCACCCATTCCCGGACCTGCAGGCGCCCTTCCACGGCGACGAGCCGGCCTTTCGACAGGT